TGCATTGGATCCGTTGCCGCCATTCATCCTCGACACGATGGCAACGACGGAGCCGTCGCTGCTTAACGACACGGAATAGCCTGAGTGGTCGCCCACAGCCTCGCCATCGATGTCGGCTCCTACCTGTGCCCAGGTTCCACCAACGTTCTGGTACACACGCACGTGACCTGCATCGGTTCCGTTGCCGTCATTATATGGCGCCCCGATGGCGACGACGGAGCCGTCGCCGCTTAACGAGACGGCCCAGCCTGATTGGTCGTTCGCAGCCTCGCCGTCGATGCTGAGTCCTACCTGACCTATATGCGTGTATATTGCACCACCTGAGAGTGCTGAACTCAAAAAAGTATATCCGTCAAATCCCAGAGTTAAAAGATCTACAATACTATTTGAACCATAAGAAGGAGTAACTAATAATTGATAATCCTGAGCAGTCGTAAACAGTGTGGTAATATCACTTGAACTGACCAACCCAGTTTGAATAATTTGTTGTAAACTAAATCCAGGAGACGTAGTTGCCATAGATGAGAGTGTTGCTTTAGTGAGAGGAGATGTAAGAGCAAAAATACTAACGTCTAAATTTTCTATTATTTCTGAACCACTTGTTGGTCCTTCGGTTGTTATTCGTAAGGCTTCTACACCATTTGCATCGGTGGAATATATTCTCATCACCCAGCTTCCATTCCATCCATCACCCCAAGTATCATGTGTTTCTAGTGTATACACACCTGTATAGCCTAAATCATTGGCCGACAAATCATAAGTTAGGTTACTTCCTAACACCATACCTGGGGTACCGGGGTTGGTTCCAACAACAACTTTACCAGTACTATCCTTAATCTTCCAAGAATTTTCCGTTCCATACTGGCCACCCGATTCAATATAGGCGCGAAAACTTACTGGACTAGAGACTACTGTTTCAGCAACAAATCCTCCAGCTACAAGAGGTTGGATGTCCACCTCGTTTAAAATGGCCATTATATTCTAATAGAGTATAATAAATTATTCAAAAAATAATAAATAATAATTTTTTGAATAATTACTTCGCTGGATGATATTGTCCTAAATATTGCGCAACGGTTTCCCCACTACCATCACGGTGTGGGCTTGCGTTAGATATCACAGTGGCCTCCACGGATCCGGGATTGTATTGTTGTGTGCTAGAGTTGAGCGCGGGGTTGTACACTCCGAGACCCATAGTGAATGCGTTATACGGAAGTTTGGACACAATCGTCCGAATCATTGCGAAGGAGGCCACTGCAATCACGGCGATTACGAATGGAAACGCAACAAGTAATACGAGCATACCATACTTCATTTTCGACGATTTTGTAGTAGGTAGAGAGAACACCCCCACAATAAAGGTGATCACAATGGCAGCGTATGCCCAGCGCAAAAAGTAAAACCAGTAACGGAGATTGTCTATTCCCTGGTTCTGATAAAACGCCTTGCGGTCGTTAGTTATAGTATCGTTCTGCTTGGCGGCAAAGTTTTTATCCAAACGGTCGACAGACGCTGATATGCGGTCGCGATAATGGTCCATATCGGTATGCGTTGTCAACATGGCGTTATAGTCAGAGATCAAAGTCGTCACCATGTCTTTCTCTTGGTTCCATATCTGAGTCATATCCGCAATAACCTTATCGGCCTCTTTTTTAAGAGCAACCGACGCTTTCGTCACATAATCGTCCTTACCGTATTTGAACTCCAAGTAATTTTTTCGGGCCACCTCCATCTGCATTGGGGCTGACTCTAAATTATCTTCTTTGATGTCATAGATTCCACGAAGTTCTGCAAGTTTCTTATCGTGTTCGCATTGCGCATCACATGCAAGCATCTGATTTTGTGTTTCAATCAGGTTGTTTGCATTTGCGATGACATCATCTACAGAAGGGTTTTTATTTGCCTCCGCTGGAGTAGTCTGGTCAATGAGAGATCCTAATGTTCCACATGTTGGCATGATATCCTACTATATGATGTATAGTATACCATGCGATTACTTTCTTTATGTTGGGGCGAATATATATTATACAATACCCGGTGTTGCATTTGCATCGTAGGGTGCGACCGGTTTACCCATGGCGGATACAACATCTTCGCTTCCTAGTTCGCTGTTCGCAATGCACTTGTTAAATGGTGGAGGCACCCAAGTAAATCCTGAACCACAGCACTCTTGATTTTTACATGTTCCGTCGTTAGGGTCCTTCCCTTTGTCGAAGATGTTGGAACCAGTTAAATTACCAGGATGTTCTAAATCGGGACTAACCTTTGACCAATTGTATTGTGCGTACACCATGTTATCTCGGGTATATGCGTCGAAGAGTTCCTTAATGATCGCATAAAGACCTATAACCAGAACTATGACTAAGAGAGACTTAAAAACCATTGGGGGTAACTTACCAGTGTTGTTCATCATTACAATGACCAATAGGATTGCAAACATCAATGTAACATTCTTAAGAATAGATGTGTGATGTTTGTACTTGGCTCCATAGTACCGATTAATTTCCACTAGACGCAAGCGATTGAGACGCTCCTCGTTCATAAGTTCCACCCGCCTCTTGGTACGGTTGAGTTCGCGCTCCACCACCTCCAGTGCATCCGTCTGTTGGACGAGTGTGTGTTGCGCACCCGTTAAGTTCTTACTGTAGAAGTCGTGATTTTCGCGCAAGGAGTCATAGAGGGTCTCACGCGTGGCGCTCAAATCATTGATTTTGGTAATCAGTTCGGACTTCTCCTCGGAAGTGAGTGTCACCGCACCAGTCTTGTTCTCCAACTCACGGAATGCTTGCAGTTCTGTTTCTTGCAACTGTTTAATATGTTTGACCGTTTGGTCTCCACGCGATGTAGTTGGTTCAGCTATCACCATATTTTCGTATATGATATAGTGATATTAAAAATAGCGCTACGGCCTAAAGTTACTCATATGTATAATCTTCAGATGACACCCTACATGGCATTTCGCAAAAGAAGGATCAATACAATAACAGCCAGAACTCCCCATAACATATAAATATATGCACGAGACTTGCGAGTGAGTTCAGTGATCCCCACAATATTCTTGTCATGGATCCATGTCTTGTTCTCGCGGTTTTCAGCGACAATAGCGATGTTGGCTCTGTACTCGGCGATCGCCTTGTCCATGGCCTCACTGTTCCCCTCGGCCATGGTGTTGAGATCCAAGTTATATTTCTTCAATTGGTCGACGTTGCGTGCATACTCGCGTACGTTCGCGTCCAGTTCGTTGTGCGTGCGGCGGCGCTCGTGTTCCGCTTGCCAGTTCTCGTTCGAGTTCGGGTCGGTGTTCTTGTAAATATAGTTGCACAACCCCCCACCCTTCTCACCACAATTGCTCGCTCCGTATTTGGTGGCCTTGTCCCAGTCGTTTCCGCAGAAACACTGACCACCGTCTTGTACGCCAAAGTAGTTGTAACTATCGCACTTCTTGCTACATGTCTCGACGCTGTTCGCCGATCTGTCTGTGCCTTTGTAGTCGGGGAGCGCGCGCTTCCACTCGTCCTTGTATGGCCCCATCTTGGTATAAGGAACATCAACATTTCCGGATTGAAACCCCTCTGTCGTTTTCTTTACGTATGTCGTCCAAGTATGTTGTGGTGGAGGATTTCTTGGTGCCGATTGGTTTTTTTTTGATGGGGCGTAATAGTTGTACACCCCAACGTTATTATTGTCACCTGCGCGACAGTCACTTTCCCACATATTACGACGTTCAGAACATTTGTTGCTAGTCGTCCAAAGGTCACCGCGTTCGCCATTAGAGGTTGTACGATCTCTGTCATTGAACCACCCGGCGTTTGCCAGAGTAGAGTGGGATGGACACTCGCCAACAATATTTATACTGCATTTGGGGGGTGGAGGTGCAATTTCTTTCGCCACCTTTTTAATATCCTTCCAAATACTTCCCCAAAACCCCTCCACGACGGGTTCGGTAGAACCGCCGAATAAACTAAACCCCTCAGGCGTCCCTGTTTGTGGATATCTCACGATTTTGTTTGACATATTCTTCTTAAGGTTGCCCCAACTAGTGTGGTTGCCACCTGACTTGCAAAATGCAGACACGTTTGACACATTCTTGTATGTATGGCACGTATTCGCATCAGACATGAGGTACATATCACAGTTTGCATCCCCCTCACATGCCTTGGCGCAATGCCCCTCGTCGGCCACCGTCTGCTTAATCTGGTCGGAGTTTGCATCAACGTATATCTTCTCGCCGTCACAGAAGTCACTGGTGTCCATAAACGATGTAGCCAGTCGTTGCTTCTCCTCTGGAGTGAGTTCAACCGTGGTGACGCCGCCGCGATTTGTCGACGACATTTTTCCTTTGTTTGTGAGATATGTATTCGTGGCTGCATTATACTGTCCATTCCATACATCACCTAGAAGCGACCTGCTGTATCTCTGGATGGGAGGATTAGGTAAGATACTCATTTCCTTCATTGAACATGTATTATTTCCTGACCAATAACTAAACCCACCACAGTTTTTGTTTGTATCACATGATCTCTTACATTCTTCAACACCTCCCGTTTGTAGTTGCTTAATAAGGTAGGATGGTGTATCCAACCCATCAATTACCGCATTATCATGCTTGTCGTACACCATGGAATCATGCTGTGAAAGAATTGTATTGCCTGTCTTTTCTCTGTACTGTCTCTGTTTTGTATTCAAAGAACCAATCTTGTCAGAAATGTTTGTCATATTAGACATTATTCTAGTTATTTCATTTCTACGATTCATTACATCACGAGAACCTACAATATGTGTAGTGGAATTTGAATGAGTTGCCTGATGTGAGTCAGGAAACTTGAGATTGGTATAAAACCCCTCTACACTCTTCTTCTTTTCTGTTTCCAATGAACACGTTTCTGTCATATGTTGTGATATCTGTACAGTACCATAACATAAATAATCCCACCAACGTCATTTTTACTGATTTCTCTAAATATCATTCTAGACAGAAGGTGGTGGTATCTCTGGAGCAATCGTCGGTATTGCTGACCCCCCTCCCGACTTTCCACGTCTATACAAGTAGTACAATACCAAAAATACAATCATGATGCACATGGGTAAAATAAGATGCGATTGACCAAGGAACGTTGTAAGAAGCGCAACGCATGCAACAATGATAAAAATAGAAGTGATCTCTCCCTTGACAACCCCTTTCATATTAGGTGCAGCAACATAAATCATGATCAATACAAGAATTGTCGCAGCAGTAACACCCCAAGTCCAGTAGAGAAGGCGTTGCGTATCCACGCTTAAATCCGACGATAACTGTTCGGCGCGCACGGAATCAAACTCTACTATCGCGTCTTCAACTATTTTGCGTTCTTCCAACATGGCCATGTATCTCGACGTCAACCCCTTGTACGCGTTGTCGCGCTGTGTTACGAACATAGACAGATTCTTATTTTTCGAGACACTTGCGTAATGCATATGAACTTTCTCACTCATTTTCACGATTTCATGACTCTTGGCACTTATTTTCTCTAAAAGCGCTAATTGAGGGGTCTGATATGCATCCAGTTGTGGCCAGACCTGTGGCATGATCACGGGAGGGGTTGGTTCTTCTTCAGGATTGGTAATGGTGCGTAGAACAAGATCCTGGGTCCAACCTTGCCACGAATCATCTGTTCGACGTACAGTCAAAGTTTTTCCTGACACACTGACACTAAATCTATCAGACCATGTAACCTTCTGTTGGTTCACTGGAACAGGTGAAATATACATGTTCTCTCGGGGGAGAGACACCGTTTTCACATTGGAACCCGAACTACCCACAGTAATGTTCTCTGTGTTAGTAGAGTCAAAGGTAGGCAGCGTCGGCGCCGCCTCTATGGTAAGGTCTGCGTCCCCGAACGCGAACGTCTGTTCCGCCGCCGAACTACCGAATTCCTCTCCCGTCCATAACACCTTTTTGTCTGCGTCCATGAACTGCAACTTCAACGTGGTCGCACGGTTCCGACAACAGTCCCCGCGGTTGTAGTACACAATCTTGGCGATGTTATACACGGAACCCAGATCCACCTGCCACCACGGGTTGCTACTGCAGGCGCTGTGGTATATGTGTGGAAATGACTTCGAACTCAAATTCCCGTCGACAGCCTTGTCTGGACTGCTTCCATAAGCATTATTTTGATACACGTCCTTGGCGTCGGTAGGCTTGCCCTGCGCAATGTTCTTGCCCTGATTGTCCATGGGATACACCGCCAGTTGCGATATCTGCATACACAGGTTTCCTTCGGCGATCACGCGGACGTAGCGCACCCCCTTGGCCGCCTTGAACTTCTTCATCGACGATGGGCTAAACTCTTGAACCAATGTACGGTCGTTCTGAATAAAGCCTGGGAGGGACAGGTTGGTGTCACTGTACGGCTCTTTGGTCGCTTGTTCGTGATACGTTGTCAATCGTGGAGCCTTGACATTCTGAAGAATGCAACGCCACGTGGCATCGGTGCGAACAATAATGCCGGTCTTCTGATAGTCTGAACCACCTGTCCGACTAAACCATGATGTCCCGATGTTTACCTCGGGTCCATTCCAGTATTCGGGGCTGTTCCACATGGTCCATGACATACCTGCAGGACCTCCTTTGTTCATCGCGACCACTGCGATCATATTGAACCCCTTGTTCAGTTTGATGGGTCCCGATTCGTTGGTCGGTTTATTACCGCTGCCCCATCCTCCACGTATAACCTTGTCATACACATCAACGTTGTTCACGTAGACACGACACGCACCGTCGCACCATCCGTACATGTGCCCTGAAGTGGGTCCTTGAGGATCTACAAAAAAAGTGGTATAAAAGACGTATGGGACATTGAGAGGCTGCTTCCCCCAATTCTCCTGAGGACGCGCATTACCTCCATAGCCCATGTTTAACCACTCCATCCAACCACCCGCTCTGCCCCAATATGCAGGTCCATGACCATACCATATATTGCCTCCTGCATTTGCTCCTCCGGGTGTCTGACCCCATGGTCCATTACTCCAATAGTTTCCCGCACCTGTCCATGTATTAGCTTTTGAACCACCCATCGTCCATTCCCAGTTCCTACCGACAGACATCAACCCTACTTGTTGCACAGGCAGAGTCACCGAATACCCCGCCTTCTCCCATCGCTTCACTTTTGACCAGTACGGGTTTGAACTGGCTGCATTTGTCATGAACCAATTCGATGTAGTGGTGTCGGTACCAAACAATTCATTTCGGCGCGCAATGTAGTCATTGACGTAGTAGTCGATTACCGTTCTGGATGAGGTCGCATCACGTTTGCGGATCTTCCCCAACGCCTCGTTGTGGCGCACACGTCTTGACTCCTTGAACTGTTCGTTGTCTCTATTATACTGGTTCATCGAAGATTGCCAGAACCTATTATACCAATTTGCATCCCTATTCCAGTTGGTAGATGCTACACGATAATCCTCCTTCTCTTTTCTAACGTAGTCGTCGTATTTCCAGAAGTCGTTTACTTGCTTGTTGAACTTGGTGACACGCGCATCATTGTCAGTGTTACTGAGCGATGCGTATTTTCCATAGTATTCGCTTTTCAATCCCGCGTACTCCTTCACCAAATGTTCGAGTTTCTCGTGCATCTTGTCGGCGGTGTCCGTATGAGTGTCAACTGTTTTGTTGTAGTTCTTCGATATTGAAGTTTGCATGCTGCCTCCGCCTTGGCCGCCAGCGACAGAACTCACCATACTCCCAAGTTCGGCATTGGAGTTGTTAACCTCGTCGAGTGTACTCATGTATTGCGTTAGTACAATATATGAACAAAAAATTATCAAATGTCTTCGGCGCAGTTCGAGTTTCGAATGTATATGAACTAACTATCCTCTATGAACAATGTGATGACCAATATACAAAATCACAATCAGAGAGACGACCACTGACAATAGCATGGAGATCCACGGAGAACTGTTCACAGTCCCGCCAGCAGTGACCGCGGTAAACAATACAACGATCACCATGAGGCTCAGTGTGCTAGTCAAGTTCGTTGCCGATTTACCCGATTGAAATGCAAACTTGCTAAACAGAAGCAGTGTGAGTCCAGCAATGATGTACCAGATCCTCTGCAGCGTGTGCGCCGATTCCGTCTGTATGCTGGCATTGGCTATATTGACGCTGCCGTCCGCCATGAGCGCCTCCGCTTTGGCGCGCCTCCGTGTCAGGTCGCTATACGCTCCCCATAGTTGGGCGTGGCGCACATCGTTCTCTCTCATAACTGCATTAAGTTCAGATTGATCCATGGACATTGTATACTGTACATGCAGAACAATATGTAGGCCAAACTATGGCGAATCGATCACGGGCGAATCGATCACGGGCGAATCAGGAGCAGTGGCTCCAGGAGAGAATATCCAGTACAATATCGTTATCGCCATAATAATCCCTAAAACCATAAAAAAATTGGACGCATATTGGAGTTTATAGGTGTCTGTTAATACCTTGCGGGCGCCTGCGGCGCCACTGTCTTCGGCCTGTTCAAAATCCTTGACGATGTCACTCTCTCTTGTTCGGTCTGATTGAATCTCTGTAGAGAGAACCTCTAATTTTTCACGGTAGTCTGCAGACATGACTTCAATCTCGTTCTGGAGTTCAAACATATCTGACTTGGCCTTATTAACCCCAGCCAACATTCTAGTGTACACATTTTCGTATTCGGTATTGGTAGGAAACAACTTGTGGTTGACGTAGGCACTCGATAATTTCGCAGTTTGTAATTTAAAACTAGCAACTAGAGCATTGAGTTTATCGGTATAATAACTCGCCTCATGAACCGTCTCTGCGGTCGTGGCACCAACCGAACTCGTCTGTGCTGGTGCGGGTGCTGACGATGGAGAACCTAAAATATGCGACATTGGAATAAGATAGATAGATGTTGTCTTACTTTAAGACAACATATTTTATGCACAAAACAACCCAACAAAAATAACATGATTGGGTCAGTGGAACAATGCGGCGACTAAACGCAAACACGATAATACATACCTTCAATCGACGTCTTAGACGGTCTAGTAATCTCGCATACCCTCCCTGGACGGAGCCCAATTGCAACGGCTACAGGATCAAACCGATTGATGTCTGGAAATTCATTAATCTTCAAAAGATTGTGTTTGGACATGATCGCCTTTACTTCACTATCCGTCAGGGTGCGGTGCTTGGGGACGATACTATGATTCAATATATTAAACTGCAGACGATTGATATTCACAACAATCAAGAAGATACCGTCCTTTTCAAGAAGGTGTCGCACACTATTCAAGACATTCTCACTAGTGTCTTCGCGCGTCACAATCATCAATGTATCTGTCTTCTGTAACACCTCTTCTACATGAAACAAATCATCTACGATGTCTTGGATATATCCAGGACGCAAGGCCTTCTCCAAATGGTAATTAACATAGGTTTTGTGGACTGTCTTGTCACTATCATCTGACTTGTCAAAGAGCATGTCTAGTTGATTTGCTGTATGCTTGGCATTGGTCTCTGTAAGGGTGCTGTTGGCATACTCGGTCACGTCGTACCCCTGGAAGGTCATCATCTCAATTACGGTGTCCCTTGACTTGTGAATAGATGAGATAAGGCTACTGTTTACTTGCATACCACCACGGAGACGAAGCACCAAATGAAGAGTGGATTCCTTTTGCACATTGTAATCTGATAAGGTACGACCGTCCTCGAGTTGCTTGCCGGCAAAGATTAGACGTTGTTGATCGGGAGGAATTCCCTCCTTGTCTTGGATCTTCTGTTTAACATTGTCAATCGTATCCGATGGTTCTACTTCTAGTGTGATTGTCTTGCCAGTGAGTGTTTTAATGAAAATCTGCATCTCTATACTAATATGTGTGATATTCTTATATATCAATCAAGAATATCATTCAATTTTGGTTATATGTCTATCTTCTATCCTAAAGAACATTATTAGGAAAATGCAACCTTCTTCACACCTCCCTCATTTTTTTCCGCGTCATCACTTTTATCGTTATCACCGTCTTTGTCTGTATTAGTTGGAGGTTCTTCCACCTTAAGAATTGCCATAGTGTCTTGGGTCATTTCTATGGTAGGGGTTTCAACTACAATAGGAGCCGGCGATTTCGATCGCATCACATTCGATGCAGTTTCTGCCTTCTCAATACGTTCGCTTTCGACCTGTGCGACGGCCTCTACGAGTTTCATCTTGTCTTTTGAACCGAGCGCGTCAAACTGTGCCTGAATGTAGGGGTTCTTCATCTCCAGGTCGTTCTCGGTGG